TGTTGCGTTATATGTTTTAGTTTTTGCGCGATTGTTTGCGAAAATCTGACCGCCTACCACACGAACACGATCGCTAAAATCAACATTAGACTGAGCAAAGCCAAAACTAATTGCTCCCCTGGCAGGCTGCAGAACGCTACCAAGAAAAGCAAAGCCAAGTTGCACAAAGCCAGCACCATTTTGTGAATCGACAATCTTTAGTCTCCAATATCTTAGATAAGTAGAACCAAGACCGGCAGAATTGAAATAGCTTAACACCCTGCCATCGTATGGGATTGCCTGAGAGTAAACTGAAGTAGAAAAATTATCTGTGTGATTTCCCTCAAGTATTATCGTCGCGCTGGTAGATAATGGTATAGGTGAATCTTGATCACCGAAAATGTATAGAGCCTGAGGTAAACTTGGCAGACCGAAATCCCATAGCAACCATTCTTCGGTGTGGATGCTCAAATAATCGCCAGTATAGGTTAGTGAGCCTGTGTCATCTGAGGACACACCAAAACCAAGAACTGTCGCAATACCAGCCGAGTTAGGATCTGTCCACACTAACTCGAACCGGCCATCGCCGCCCGTCCCGTTGCTTATAAGCTGCCATTTACCTGTAGTGGAGTTTATAGAAACAGTATACGTGGATGCACCTATAGCCTCAAGTGCTGATTTGATCTCGGCAGCAAGTGCGGTAGTCGATGTATATCTGTCCTCGGTAAGCGTTGCAGTCAAATCAACTGCGTTAGTTTCTCTGAATACAATGGTTTTATTCGTGGCATCGATAACGAAACTGCCATCAGATCGCCATACGCGCGAACGTTGATTATTATCGTATAGATTAGAGGCAGGAAATTCAGTCTTTTCGCTCGATGCTGTACGTAAATTTATGTATTCAGCATCTAAAAAGTTTTGATCTGTTAAAAAGCTGCAACTCATGCCGTTCTAAATCCATTTCTGTTTAGTTGTAATAGTACGTTTGCAAGTTGTGCCTGTCCAACCTGTAGTTGGATTACTAATGGGCGCTGGTTGTCATTATTAACTATGTTTTGTAACGCATTGCCAATTGATTCGCCTAGCCTATCTATAATACCTCGTAGCTCTTCGTTTGATGCTTTTCTCTCTTGAAATTCGCGAGCAGTTTCGCCGTTTGTTAACGTGCTAGCAAGGCCGAAACTGAGGCCAGATCTTTTTCTTAGCTTATCGACTTCGTTTTTCAGGTCCTCACCACTGTTTTTAAGTCCACCAATTGATAAATTATTAACGCCAAATCCTCTATTATCGCCGCCACCGCCGCCAAATAAACCTCCAGATAATTTATTAAGTATTTCCTCAACAAATCTACCTGCACCTTTTATTATTTCTAATACGAAATTCTGAGCACCTGTTCCTATTAAATTTAGGAAATTTGCGGCAGCATCGCCTAGCACAAAAGGCAATTCAGAAAATGCCTCTACTATTTTATCTACTGCAATGTTGAATTTATTTTTTATATCAGTGAAATCAAAATTAACTTTGAAAGTCTGACGCGCAATGCCGCGAACAACTGCAAGCGCAATATCTGGCGCCTTGCGAACCAACGTAGCAATAATATCTGGTGCCTTTTCGACCAACTTAGCGATAATTTTTGGACTAGCAGAAGTGAGCGCGTCAATAATTTCTGGTGCCTTTTCGACCAAAACTTCTATGATTACAGGTATCGATTCTGCGATCGCATCGATCACGGCAGGCAGCGCATCAACGAAACCAGTTATTAAAGCCTTTACTTGCTCTGGTCCACCGCTAAGAACAGTTAAAAGTTGCGATGCAATACCGCCAAAGCCAGGAAGGAAAATATCAGTAACAAGTCCACCTATCTGAGCTACTGCTGAACTTGCTGATTTTTGTTGTGATTGGCGAGCCTTTGCTATCTCTTTTTCTTTTGCGAGTATTTCTTCTTGTATCTCAAGCCTTTTATCCTCGCTTATTTCTGAATTGCTGAGGCTCTCTGAAAGCCTAGCAATATCCGTCTCAAGTTCCGCTATTAAAGTCGCGCTAGTTGCATCGCCTGAAAGGATGGCAGAAGCAACACCTATTCCGAAATCTTTTGTCTGTTGTGCTTGTTTTGCAGCTAAATCTGCGGCATCTTTTGCGGCCTGTTCCTGCGCTTTTGCAGTTTCTTCAATCTGTTTTTTATATGTTTCCTGTAGCGATATCAATTCGCCGTATGATTTTTTAAAACCTTCGAGATTGTTTTCATTGTATGCAGTCGTTAATGCTATGCCTACATCTTTAATCTGTTCTTCTAAAGGCTTCGATTTCCTTGCGATCTCATCAAGAAAACTAGCAATCGTCTCTTTATTTTCTTTTGCAGCATCTTTAACTGGCGTTGTAAGGCCTTTTGCAATCTGCTTTCCAGCTTGCTCGGCGTCTTTTCCTGAGTTTTTAACCTCTTTAGATACGTTATCTATTTCAAAAACAGCATCGGCAGCGCCTTTAGTTATCGCATCAGTCCATTTTTGAAAGTCTTTTCTGCTTTCCTCATTTGCTGCAATAATATCGGCTTGGCCTTTAATAAAATCATCAAAGAACGATGCAGCCTTTTGTCCATTTACGCTTATTTTGTCAGCAGTTTTTTCAAATGATGTTTGAATAGCACCTAGTTCACTATCGACGAAACCAGATAAATCTGGAAAAAACTTATCAAATCCAGGTATCTCTTTAGTAAGATCTACTATGCCGACTATCAACTCACGAAATAAGGCTATTCCATCGACAACTACAGCCTCAAAACCAGAGCGAACTGATTCTGCAAAACCAGTTATAATAAACTGCGCAAACTCAGCGAATGCAATATTTCCAGCCTTGACAGCAGTTTTTAAGGCATAGTAACCATCAACTAATAGCTGAATTACCTGCGCTGCTACGCCTATACCATCTACAAAGATTTTTATTGTTTCGGTAACAAATCCATCTAATACGCTGCGGTTTTCCTTGATCGATCCGCCGAGATTAATAAATATCTCGTTTAGCTTATTAAGAACAATAATTAGAGCATCGTTCTCAATAATGGCGAAACCAATTTCTTCTTTAAGATCACCAAAATTGTTTGATAACGCTTTTGTAATACCTGAAAAAGTCTGTAGCTGCGCTTGTGCCGATCCGCCAAAACGATCAATAACAAATTGAATTGCACCGCCAGCAGCTAGTGCCTCTTGTGATAATCCTTTTAATGCTGGTAGTGTTTGCGATAATCTGCCGAGAGATCCGCCGAAAGTTTTACCTAATTGCTCCACAGATGTAGTTAAATCGTCGCCAGTAGCAGCAGATAATTGAATCGCGGCCTCTGTTAACTGTTTAGCCTGTTCATTTGTCTGCGTAAAGTTACGAGCAAGTGCTGCTAGTTCTAGCGTAGTCTCATCACCGACAGTAGTTACTTTTTGCAATTCAGATGCGAATGTTTGAAATTCTTTACTGGCTTCTGTTGAGAATGTTCCAGCACTTCTAAGCGATGTATTTAGTTTATTTATCGCATCCTGTTGTGCAGATGCTGCGGCAGTAACGTCCTTTATAATGGAAAATCCGGCAAACGCAGCGATTGCTCCGCCTATAGCAGTAGCAATACCGCCGAACGATCGTGATATTTTATCAGTAGCAGCAGTCGCCTCGCGGCCAAAAGATTTAATATTCTTTTCTGCCTCTTTGCTGTCTATACCTAACGATAGTTGAATGTCTGCCATTATTTACGCTTTGCTCGTTGTTTACGCATTTCCTCTGCCTCTAGTTCAGAAACGCAGCTACTGATAAATAAAAAGGCTTCTGCTTTGTCTGCTGATAGTTCGCTACTGTCGAAACTATAACCCAATTCAGAAAGCCTTTTTCGTTGAATGTACTCTATAAAATATGGGTGCAAATCAGGCTGTTTTGCGCCTCGCATGGAAAGGCGAACTTCGCGCCGCAGCCTCTGCTTTAGTTTCCCATCGATCCGCCTACGATGTGCATTGCAACGTCCATCAACACGTTATGTGCCTTTGGATAGCTGGCAACATCGTCGTAGCTTTTCATCTCAATACCCTGAGTATCATCCTTTAAATCGGCTGAAACCCATAAATCTTTTGTCTTGATAACGAACTTGCTCATAAGTCGCATGGCTTTCATTGGATCTACGTCGCCGCCTTCACCCATTTTAACCATATCAGAAAGGCTTATTCCTTCCTTCTCAAGTTCCTCAAGCAGTTGCATTTTTCTTTCAAAGTGCAAGCCTTCAAGAGTGACCGAACCCTTGAAAGCTGCATCGTCGCCCTGGCAAGCCTTGGGCGTGTATTTGTACTGTAGTCCCATTAAGTAACCCTCTATTATAAAAAGTTTTGATAAACTTCGCCTTCACCATCTTGATTTACATAGGCTTGAAATTCAAGGTTGAGAACTGCATAACCATCCTCATCTGCAATTTCAAAACTTGTGATAGTCGCCTCTGGAACGTATAAGCTGCCAGATTTACCGATCACCCAGTTGCCGCCAGATTTTTCACCGAAATGATATGCGATACCTACTGAATCGTTCTTGTGGAATTTATGGAAGCGTTTAGCCTCGCCTTTTTTCAGAAGAATAGTTGCTGAAACTGGAACAGATCGCTCGTTAAAAACTGATTCAATAATGCCTGATTCTGCGCAAATTGATTCAACGTTAACTTTAGTTAGATCAACGTTCCAAGTTACGGTGCTTGCATCAACGCACATATTATCTGCGGCATCACCAATTAAAAACTCGTTGTGTTTTGCAGCAAGTGCATCTGCTACATCAAAACTAGGATTTTGCGGTGCTGAGAAATCAAGAACATTATCGCCTGTGTAGCTAAGTGAACCGGTGTCATCTGCTGCAACGCTGAAACCAAGCAAAGAACCGATTGAAGTCGCTGCGTTCGCACCAGTATTCCAGAGAAGGCTTAAAAGTGCTCCGGTAGTGTTGCTGATGATAAACTTGGCAACGTCTACACCGTCATTCTGGTATTCAACGGTATAAGTTTGAGTTGATGCAGTTGCGTTCATTGCTGCGGCAAGTGCTTCGGCTAGATCGTTAGGATCTTTGTAGTAGCCTTGTGCGACAGAAGCAACAAAAGTGCCATCGTCATCAGTAAAATCTAAATCTTTTAATGTAGAAGTTACATTCATAGGATTAAAATAGTAGCTCAATCCTTCAAATGAGTAGCTTGCGTTAATCAACTAACCTGCATCAATTGAGATTGCAACAGAAGTTGTTCTTGCGCCTGCCATCATTTGGATAGCACCTTCGTTTGCTACATAATGCCACAATGTTAGTGTTGGCTGCGCGATTTGCGTTGGATAGTAGGTAACTACCTTGCTTAATTCAACACCGTTCGCTGGTGCCGCCTCAAGTTCAAAATCCCAAGTTATCGCATCTCCAGAAACTGATTTAACGTTACGAATTGAATAACCGTTCGCAGGATCTAAGATGATAAAAGCATCCCCGCGAGCTATACCCTCTGCAGCAACTTCACCAACACCAATAGTAGTAACAGCAGTAGTTGAGCTATCGACAGTTACTCGGTTTGATGTTGCCTTAACAGCGCCATAAGCAGCTTCTAAAAACTCACCGTAATTAGGTGCCTGACCTTCAACGCCTGACGATCTTAGATAATGACTCATACTTGCGACAGGAGCCTCGGCTCCAAGAATCGGCTTTGCAAGTCCGATCGAAGCGCGAGCTTCTGCGTTTGTTAAAGTTGCAAACGATGGGGACATGGTAAAATCGTCCTGCAATGCAACGTAGTCTGATGATGCTGAAGGCGCAACAGGTACACCCTCGGTTGTCTCTTTTTTAACTGCAAGTGCGCTGTTTCTTGTCTGTAACGCCATCGGTGGAAACTCCTTTAATTAATAATCTCGTCATATGAGAAGTTAAAAGTTGCATTAAGCAGATAATATTTAGCTGTATCTGCGTCAGTAAACTCTATGCCTGTGTCGCTTGAATATTCAAACTTAGTGCATAAATCATGTATTGCGCCGCTCAATTCTACTGCCTTAATTATAGCAAATAAGTCCTCTTGTATGGCCTTTTGCTGTTCAGCGAGAAAATTAATATTCGATTCGCTGGCAGTTACCTTGTTGATAAGCAAAACATCTATTTGCCTATTCGGCGTAAATTTTGGAGACGTTAGCCTATTTTCATTTAATCCTGGGCCATATGCTACTCCAAAAGCCTTATTAAATAGTTTGTTGGCATTTTCCTGTGGTATATAAGCATTTGATAGCTCGTCATAGCCAGTAAGGGTAGCTGCGCAAACTGCCCGCATAGTGTCGAAAATATCCGAAATTCTACTCAACGACTCATCCTACCAGATAAATTGACCTGTTCTTGCACGTCAAGTCGCGCGTTCATATTGCTATCAACAGGTTGTAATCCTTGATTTAGAGCTATGTTATAATATTCTCTGACATTTTTCCTATTATTTTCGTAAGCCTCACCTAAACTTGCGTAAATTATCTCGGCTACCTTATGCACAGAGGCATCAGATAGGAGCGAGTAATCAAGGATTTGGTTTTCTGATTTTATTATCAACTTACGTTTTAGATCGCGAATAATCTCATCAGCAGCTATAAAATGCTGTTCGTTCCAATCGGCCTTAGTCCCACTTGGTAGGGTAGGCTCGAAATTGTTTCTAAACTGCTGGTTGTTTAGATCTGGATAGCGACCATATAGCTGATCATCTTTTGAAAAGCAAAAACCTATGTAATTTAGCTCTGTTAGTGGCGTGAAGGTCTGGTCCCAAGATAACCGAAGCCAGAATTTATCATAAATCCTAGTAGTCTCAAGCCCTGAAACATCTCGGCTCTCATTTTCAGGCAACCAGCCTTGCTTGTCGTCATCTGTAACGAATCTGATAACACCACTATTGCTGAGATCGTTTGATTCGTCGAGTACGTCAACAGCCTCTGACCATGTGTTGCCATTCCAATATTCGATGGTTGGTTGTGCTTGTATTAGATTTGATTCTTTAACGTCGAAATATCGATGGTTGAAAGGAAAAAACGTGCCGATATAAAGATAGTCGCCTACCTCATAGTCGAAAACAATTGTTTGCTCGCGGTAGTCATTTAACGTTAATGATAAGTCACGTAAAACGCCGCCATCATCCCAGATAATTCGCTGATTTTCGATTGTTATCATGCAGATTTTTCCTTTGTCTTTTTTTCCAGCCACTTATCGAGAGCATCTGGCCCGTAAACGTCCATATTTATATCGATATCCCAACCTTTAACAAACTTTAAAAGTCCAGCTACGGCCTCGCTGCAAACCTGTTCTGCCTCGCCTTTACTGAGAATATTTTTCTTCATTTTAAAAATTCTGGCAATAAGCATACCTATTAGCTGTAACTTTCCGTAATCAACGTGAGCATATTTGTGGGTATATTCTATTAGTTTACTATACTCTGTTGGCGTTATATCGACTGCATACTCTTTGATAACTACGTATTTTTTATCATGAGCTATTGGCCCTAGAAATCTAATTGAAGAACCAGCC